CCGTTTGACCAAAACTGAAGCCATGCTGAAGACCATGACGAAATGCGCTATCTTGCAATTTATCTGCGCTATCGAGCTTCGCTTCCAGTTCAGCGATTCGCTTCTCTGCGGCTTCCAGCTTCTCGCGCATATCGTCAACGTACTCGACCAGAGATCCGCCAGCAGGAATTTCGCACTCCTCGACCAGTTGGAAGTAGATATCAGCTGCGGCCCGTGTGTTGCTATGCCTAGCGTTGCCCATCTCACCTTCACGAAGAGCATCGCGTTCGGCGGTAAGATTGGCTATTTTGCTGTCTTTGCCTTCCAGCTCAACGCGCAGCCTCCCAACCGTAAGCGCAATATCCTCGTTCTCCTGGTCACGGCGTTTGATGTATTGCTGGTTTCTTTCCCGTTCATCCAGCAGTGCCAGCACAACCTGAGGTGTGACTTTCATACGAAATGCCAGCAATTTTTGAGGCGTTGCTACTGTTTCAATTGCTACTGCTGCCTCACGCAGTACCTGATAGTCAATCTTGCTCACTGGTTGCCTCCTTTGCGAAGCTGGTCGGCGAACAAACGTACACTAGACGCTTCACTGTGTAGAAACTTAACGGCATAATCAAAACCACCTCGTTCTGCGTCGTCTGCTCCGTTGTCGAGGTTATCTGCGTACATCTCTACCCCCTGCGCCCGTACTTCAGCCAGGAAAGCATCGGTGGCTGGGGTTTTGATTTCGTTAAGTGCATCACTGAATCCACCTCTCTCCATACCTAGCTCTGCTTCGTAATCGGCATCGAATGCAGCGTCTTTGCAGAACTTCTTCAGCTTTGCATTCTCCGCTGCCAGCGCAGAAAACTTCTCGTGCGCCAACTTAACGGCTGCATCTGCCTGCCTCATTGCCTCCATTGCTTTCTCGTTATCAGTTGCTAGCGCCGCGCACTTGGCTTCAAGTTCGGCAAACTTATCAGCCACTGATTTCGGCCCGTCTTCGCCGCAAGCCTGCATCATTGATGACTCCCATGCTCTTTCTGCTGCTTCCGATAGCTTTAATTGCACTTCAAGTAATGCAATCTTTGATTCAAGCTCACCAAATTTACGCACCAGATATTCAGCGTTTGTTTCGTTAACCTTTAAGTATCGCGGGATGCATTTTCCTTTCAGAAAACCATCCATCTCAATTAGTGACATTTGTTTAATTTCTTCCCACTCCGCAACATCGCATTCAGATATTTGTTTTGATTCACTGATGGAAAAGAATTTCTCTTAAGCAATTCCTCTCTCGATGGCATTGGCTTTACGCGTTGGCGAATAATCATTTCTGCCGGAAGAATGCCTGGATTGTATGCAAGTCCTCTCATGGTAAATTCCTCTTTGTTAATTTATTCGTATGCCTGCTCTTTCTTCATCGAGTTTTTTTAGCTTGTATCGCATAGCTCTTACTGAATAAATTGAGCGGCAGGTTGCAATTGCTATTTCTTCTGCGGAGAACTTACCGAAAAGTGATACTTCGGCTCTTGTCCAGCGTCTTCCACGAAGTCGGCTAACAATGTCAGCGCCAATCCTTGTTGCTTTCGCCATTACTGCTTTTTCAGTCCCTTCCAGTTTTTCAGCGATAACTTCAACTGGCATTGTCGCCGCCACTTCGCGCAAGAAATCGACTTCCCATTTCTCCCATGGAGTCTTTTTCATAGGCGATACCGTTATTTGATAAGAAGTGAAGGTTTCCCAACTTTGAGTTGAGCGCCGGGGATATTTATTCCTGCTTTTAGTTGGTGTTTGATTGCCAGTTTGTCGGCTTTAATTGTCGTTTCAAACTCAACGTATTCAGGAGGAAGGGCGCTTGAGTCGATGATTTCTACAGTTTCTGACGGTTTGCGGATTGTTACCTGGTGAATACCTGCTCTAATCTTTTTCTTGCCAACCATTTCAAGCGATGACGCTATATACGCCATAATGCTGCCAATCTTATTTTGAATTACTGCGGCTCGCTCATTCAGTGACTTTGCCTCTTCCTTGAGGCGTTCAGCATAACCAGATTCATTTTTAATAATGGCAAGAAGTTGCTCTATTTTATCGGTAAATTCTCCTTCCATGCCTTCTATTGTGTCAGCAATCATCTCTGGTTCTAAATCTGAATCCATCAATTTTGCGTATTCATTGGCAATTTCATACAGTTTGCTCACTGGCAACCTCCAGTTTCGCTTTGCATTCTATGTAAATGGCTTGTACGTTCTGCTGCAATTTCATTCCAGATGTCAGGCGATATGCTTCTGCAAAATATCGCTTCAAATCATCCATGTTTTCTGCCTGAGCCATTTCATCGCAAAGAAGTTGTGCTTTATCCATTATTTCCTGCTGGCGTTTCCGTTCATCTTCGCGGATATCTTCCTCTGATTTGTGCGGCATAACTGGTTCGGTCCACACGCCTTCTTCTTCGTTTAGTACGTGAATAGCACTATCAAGGCGTGATGCCTTAGGCCAATACTTGCTTGCACGCTTTACGACCGTCTTTCGCGCCATCTCATTCCAGTGATTTACCCATGGTCCTTTATCGCTGAATGCTGCCTTGCTTGTTTTCCTTACAGCCTCAATTTCAGCCAGACTCATCTCTTCCGTTAGATAATCACCTGCTGGCGTCTTAACTGTGCAGTAAACGCCAACGATATCACCACGGTCACCGAAGGCGTTGTATTTATGGGTTGGTGCTTTATCAAGCCCGTTTGACTCATAGGTATCGTTAGCATGAACAAGTTTTGCCTGACCCCATGAGATAACACCAGACTCCATTGCAATATGGAGCAATCCCATATAGCTGATATCAAGGCACACCATGCCGTCGCGAGGAACCAGATAAGCCAGTTTGCTGGCCGGGTTTAAGGTGATGCCGATCGCCGCAACATTGATGATGGCGTTCTGTGCGCTGGTTGGATTTGCCAGTGCTGTTTTAGCCAGGTAATCGTTTTTCTGGAAATACTGAATTGCAAACTGGCTTTCCTTAGCCCATGTCACCGTCTGTTCAGTCAATGCTCCGCAGAATAACTGCTCCTGCTGTTTAACGAATTTAACGATATTGCTCATGCAGCTTCTCCAAAAATGTGTCTGCGTTTGAATATTGCGAAGGCATATTCAGCCTTAACTCTTTCGGTTATTGCATCCCAGAACCATTCAGCGGCTTTTTCCTGATAGTTACAGTCATCATCTTCCAGCCAGTCGATAGCGTCCTTAGTGTGTTCATCTGGTTTATATGAGCGAAGCATTTCGCTTATTGGGTCGCAACGTTTGCAGAGGCGATCAACTTCACTGTTGATTCGTTCGTAATCTTCATCAGTAAAACTTGCGATTATTTGCGATATTTCACGCTTATCATTCAGAGTCAGAATCATCATCTTTCTCCTGTTCTTTGTGCTGATTGAGCATTTCTTTCATCTGACGAATGAATTCTTCGTCTGACCAGTTATCTGTAAAACTCATTTCCTGCGATACCACGGAAGGTTGATAGCTGATTTCATCGCTTTATTTGCTTCAAGCCACATTTTTGAATCACCAATAAATCGGGCTATTACTGCTTTGTTCTGTGCAGCACGAAGCATCTGGTGATTAATGGCTATTTCATTGCGCATAACGCCTCCAGTTGTTTCTTTGCTGCTCTGATTAATTGTTTAACTCGGCGTGATAATTCAGATTCGTGCGGGTAGAAAGCGGACATGACGCCGCTACCCGCGAGCTGAAAGTGCATCATGGGTAACTCCTTATATTTGATTGCATAACGAAAACGCCTCGAGTGAAGCGTTATTGGTATGCATATAAAAAAGCCCTCACACTGGAGGGCAAAGAAGATTTCCAATAATCAGAACAAGTCGGCTCCTGTTTAGTTACGAGCAACATTGCTCCGTGTATTCACTCGTTGGAATGAATACACAGTGCTTATTCGTCATGCATTTCAGGTAATTCTTCGTATTCGACTCCCCATACGAGTTTACACCAAGTGACTCGCTCATATCTTTTACAAAAATCAGACCACATAACTTGTGTTCCATCATGGTTTGTTATTACTTCTGTAATATCACCAACACTAACAAAACTGGTATTAGAAGCAGTTATTTTTACTTTCATTACTTATCCCCAAGAGCTTTTCTGATTGCTGCGATACCTTTATTAACAGCTCCATACCATTCTGGATATGTTGTCGTTGTTCTATTTTTGGATTGCTTAAGTAATAACTGAAGTGCTTCGAGAAGGTCAGGTGCTGCCGCTATCAGTAGCGCATCCTCCCTTTCATTTCTTGTTGCTGCTTCAATGTATGTGTCACCAATCGTCACACCATGGAACGTAGTCATCATCTCGTTGACGTTTCTAACCGTGTACTTCCATTTACCAGGCGTACCCTTAAACTCTTTCATATCCACCTCTGTTGTTTATGCCAAAGCAAATTTAACCATCAACAAACTCTTCTGGTAATTTATCAACCAGTTGATGACTTATTATCAGCCATTTGCCATCCTTCGTTTCGTATGCATATTTCTGGTCTTTTATCATCATGTGTTCGGCTACTGCCCTAACTGCCTGATCGGTGACATCTTCTCTCTTTCCTACCCACATTCCTTTTTCAGTGTTTAATGTTCCTTGAAAAATACGACCACTTAATGGGCTTGCGCCCATAGTTTTTACTCTCATGTATCAGCTCTCAAATAAGTGGTTTGCTGCCAAAACAATGAACCATCCGGAAATTCAGATAGTTCATAATTCACTCTTCAATACTTCCAACTTACTAATCGCCGATAGATATCCGCGCTGATAGGGCATCATCATTCCTTCGAGCTTGCCACTTCTTAACTCCTTCCTGAGCAATTGTATTGCTTGATCAATAACCTCTGCCTTAGCGTCCTTTATGGCTTGCTTGCGGGGCTTTGCTTTCTGCTTTGGCAGATTTCTCAAGCATGATGGAATGTATGTCTGATTCATCACTTACCTCGCTGTAACCTGCTTACTTGTACGATGACCAGCTGCGAAAAGCGCAACTTCTGGCAGGCAGACAGTACCACTCTTCAAATCAGCCTCCTTTTTCTTTTTCTATATCAAAAAGCTGCTTTGCTTTTGCGACTAAAAGCAAAAAAGCCTTCTCGCTAATGAGCAGCATTGCCGTTCATCCTGAACCCGCCGCACTCCCGACGCATGGTTTAATGTCGCGCCGTTCGACATGGCTTAACTATATCCAAAGCTATTATTTCTGTAAATAGCTATAGTTATAAAATAACTACTTTGGTTATTTAGTTGTTGATATCTAATATAATTTATTTTTCTTGAGTGTGATGTTTGGTGTGTTTTGGGCAATAAAAAACCCGCAAAAAGCGGGTTTGTTGTGGTGTGATGAGGTTAGTAATCAACTACAGACCACCAGAAAATTCTTCCGATGATCTCAATGTCACTTAGATTCTTTTCTTCTTGTGGGTATTCCAGTGAGTTAAAGCTTCTAATGCTTACCTTGTCAGGCCCTGTTCGAAAGAGAATCTTAATGCGTTTCCAACCGTTCTCGTTAATGGCGTAAATCTTTCCGTCAACTATTTTCTTATCGTTGGTGTTAACAGCAACTGTTGTTCCATCAGGAATGTTTGGCTCCATGCTGTTGCCACGAGCCGGAAAACAAACAACCCCGCTTCCATCACTGTTCGCGCCAACTCTGCGAAGGGTTGATTTGGAAAAGCGCAACATAAAGCCGTTGTGATCTTCATCAATCACCCGACCATCCCCGCATGCAAACTCAATATCTTTAAGGTAAGGAATTTCAACTTCATCACCTCTTAAAGGCGTTCCTCCATCCCATGGGTCCAAACATCCCCACGTGCTTTCATGAGGAATAGAAGATTTTGGATCATAAGGTTCAACTCCCTCATCACGCATTGGCCCAGTTCCATCGGAAAGCCATTCCGTACGAACTCCAAGCACTTTTGATATTTCAAAAAGTTTGCGCGTATTGCGTGTTTTTCCAGACGTAAGTTTCCAGACGCTTGGCTGAGACATGCCAACAGCATTGCCAAGAGAAGCCTGAGTAAACCCAGCCTGATCCATCGCGTATGTAAGCCTTTGAGAAAAAGTATCTAGTTTCATTCGGACAACCTATAGCTACAGCTATTATTAGTCAAATATCTAAAGCTATTTACTTTCTGAATAGCTTTGGCTATTATTCTTGTTGTGAATTCAGCAGGAGTTATTTTTATGGTCAACAAGGCTATTAAAGCGGCTATTGACTCAGTAGGAAGTCAGCAAAAGTTAGCTGATGCCTGCGGTGTTAAGCAGCCGTCTGTATGGGCTTGGTTGCATGGGAAGAAAAGGGTATCCGCTAAAAATGCCAAGCGCATTGAAATGGCTACCAATGGAAGCATCCCTGCATACCTGATTCGCCCTGATTTATCCGATTTGTTCCCCAATCCGAACAAAGCAGCTTAATAAAGCAAATTTTTATACCGAACGGCCCGGTATACGGTCGGGTGCCCGGCGTGGTCAAGGATGACTGTCAATGGTGCACGATAAAAACCCAAATTATTTACCTATGGAGATAGTAAGAAATGACACAAACAAGTTACAGCAAGCCAACACAGCGAGAAATTGATCGCGCTGAAACTGATTTACTCATCAACCTGTCAACGCTTACCCAGCGCGGTTTGGCAAAGATGATTGGCTGTCATGAATCGAAGATAAGCAGAACGGACTGGAGATTTATTGCTTCGGTCTTGTGTGCTTTCGGAATGGCATCAGACATCAGTCCGATTAGCAGGGCTTTTAAGTATGCATTGGATGGAATCACAAAGAAAAAATCCCCGGCTGCCACCGAGGATTCTGAGCAAATTGATATGCAATTCTGAGGGAATTACTGGATCAATCCACAGGAGTAATTATGACATACGAAAATGACAAATTCCAGGTTCTGAAGAGCATGAAGGTGCCAGATGATTTTAAATCAAATGGCTTTGTTTATGTGCTTTCTAATGAGTGCATGCCAGGAATTTATAAGATTGGGATGACTAAGCATTCACCAGAAGTTAGGGCTAAAGAAATTTCAGCCTCTACTGGCGTTCCTAAGCCATTTAAGGTGATAGCAGCCTTTCATTCAAATAATCCCGCATCAGATGAAAAACTCATTCATAAAGCCTTTGCAAAAGAGAGGCTTAGTGATAATCGAGAGTTTTTCAAGCTTGAAGATAATGAGCTTTCTGAATCTCTAAATGAAATAAGGGCGCTGGTTGGCCCTGAAAGAAATGGCGAGACGGCAGAATACGCAATTTACGACTCATTCATTTCTTTTCGCCATGAAAATGAGCTTGATCTTAATGAGGAGCTTATAGAGCAAGGTCTGGGTAGTGTAGTTGGTCATCTTCCTGCGGTGAAAAATTTCCTTATTCGCGCCGGAATTGATTACGCGAAGCAACTGATAAGCAAATATAACTCATCGATAGTTATTAATACAGATGGCAGTGTGGTGATGGTTAAGTCTCTTGAAGCCCAATGCTTTGATGCGGAGGTTGGAAATGAGCCTGGCTGAAGTATTTTACCTGTCGAAGAGTGAACCTGTTGAACAGGAGCGAAGAGTGGCTGATATCGATGATGGTTACACCAGATTCGCTAACGAGCTGCTGGAAGCTATCGCAAGTGCTGATTTAACCGCTCGCCAGTTGAAAGTTATGCTGGCCTACGTCCGGAAAACATATGGATTCAATAAGAAAACAGATCGAATAGCCGATGAGCAAATTGCTCAGTTAACAGGACTGTCAAGGCAGAATGTTAACAAGGCTAAAAAAGAACTGATTTCAATGAATTGCCTGTTTATGGATGGAAATCAAATCGGTGTAAACAGTGAGGTATCTGCGTGGCAATTCAGCAAGTGTCTCCAAGTTAGCAACTTTGTCTCGAAGTTAGAGACAAAAAATGTCTCCAAATTAGAGACACTCAATGTCTCGAAGTTAGAGACACACAAAAGACATTCTTTAAAGACAAAAGAAAATATTAATAAACCCCCTATATCCCCCAAAAAAGTTTCTCAGAAGTTCGACCCGCTAGAAACAGAGTTGCCTGATTGGTTATCAGCAGAAACATGGTTGTCGTGGGTTACCTATCGCAAGGAGATAGGTAAGTCGATCAAGTCTAAGCAAAGTGTCACTCAGGCTATCAACGTTCTAAGCAGAAGTCTGGAGAAGGGATATACACCTGAAGAAATTATAAACCAGAGCATCGCCAGTGGTTGGCAGGGGATTTTTGAACCCAAGACTCCAAAGGGGAAATCTCAACCGAGGCCGCAGCAGCGAGCTATGCAGGAAAACTTTGCCGCCAAAGATTACGGGCAAACTGAAATGCCTTCATGGGCGCAGGAGTGAATATGAATACGACAAATGGTTACAATCTGGCACTGCAAAGGCAACTTGTAGACTCAAAAATCAATGACATTTCTGATCTGAAACAGAAACTTGAGTTTAGCAAAATTGGATCAGCATCAGATGGAATGTCAGTTACCAGCACAGTGGAAGAGTGCGAGAAACACGGTAAATATACTTCCTATGAGAAATATCTGACCATCTCAGGAAAAAGAATTACTTCAAGTAAATCTGAGTGCCCACAGTGCCTTGAGGAGAAAATTCGTAAGAAAGAGATTGAACGTGAGCAGGCAGAACAAAGAGCAAGACAATCAAAAATTGAATATTTGTTGAATTCTCTCAATATTCCAGAGAGGTTCAAAAATTGCACTCTTCAGAATTATGAGCCTGTTAACGATGATGCAAAGCGAGTTCTTAAGGTATGCCAGGCATATGCCAGTAAGTGGCCTGAACGCCTTCAGAAAGGTGGCGGACTGGTCATGTGTGGTAAGCCTGGAACTGGAAAGAACCACCTTGCACTGGCTATCGCTAGGCACGCCATTATCGAGCATCAAAGCTCTGTGATATTTACCACTGCGTTGAAAATTGCCAGAGAGTACAAATCAACATGGTCTAAGGCCGCAACCAGAACTGAAGAAGAAGTCATTAGGCAATTTACGCATCCTGACTTGTTAATAATCGATGAGGTTGGCGTGCAGTTCGGCAGTGATGCTGAAAAGCTAATCATGTTCGAAATTATCAACACCAGATATGAATACATGAAGCCAACAATCCTGATTAGTAATCAGAGCAAAGATGAACTTTCGGCATTCATTGGTGAGCGTGTTATTGACAGGATGAATGATGGCGGAGGGTGCACTCTTGCGTTTACATGGGATAGTTACAGGAGCAGATCGTGACTGGAAAAGAAATCATCCTGGAATATCTGAAAACTCATGAACAATTCTCCCCACATGAATTAGCACTGATTACCGGAATACCAAATAACAGAATCGCTCAAGCAGCAAGGCATATGGTGAAACAAGGGCATTTGAGTGTTGTTGAGCGTAAGTGGAAGACGGTTATTTATGCGAAACGCAAAGTGAAGAAGGAGCCAATTAAAAGAAATCCAGATGGTACGGGGTGGGTATGTGCAAATCCAATGACGGCGTTTATTAATAGGGCGCTTATGGAGGTAAGGCAATGAATAAAAAACAATTAGCCATTCTCGAAAAGGCATGGGATGCACAAATATCATGCGCTTTGAAAGAACAGGCACTACCAATAATCCAGACCAAATCGAAAATAGCCAGGCAGTTATGCGATGACGGATTCCTGAACGAAGTTGAGATTACGCGCCAGATGGTAACGTTCAAAGGGTATGAGATAAATCATCATGGTATAGCGGCGTATTGCTCCCACCTTCCTGATGACGTTGACATTGATGAAATGGAAAGGGAGATGAAGCAATGATCATCTACATCACTGAGCTAATAACAGGCCTGCTGGTAATCGCAGGCCTTTTTATTTGGGGGAGAGTAATTGGAGGCTTTAAGAAATGAGTTCGATGACTGAGCTTGTCCGCGCCGACTTTCAGGAGAACATTGGTCGTGCAAAGCGGTACTGGTCTGCTTCCAGACTTCCGACTGGCGAGAGACAGAAAAACGCCCCTAAGCCACGTATCTATCCGCGTGACCGTGTTCTTCGACGGTTGTCCAAACTCAACAATGAGTTTCAGCGCAACAGAATTATTCGGAGTCTGGATTTAAAGTAAAGGAGTGAGCATGACAAATCAGCAGCAAATAGAGTTCATCCTTGAGCAGATTCGAAAAATGCGAGAAAAGAACCAGCCAGACATGATGGAAATATGGAGACGCCAGCAGGAAGAATACCGCAAGCATATTTTTGGTGAGAGAAAACAGGATGACTGGAGCCTATATGGCTATGGCACCAGGACAAATAAAAACGGATATAGCCTTTACACATATTGAGGAATTCCATGAAACAGACAATTTTCCTCAGGAGTAAGCAACAACAGCAAGCCGCAATCACCGCCATCCTCGCAACACCACTCGATAAAGACAAGCCAGTTACCATCCGCATTACTGACTACAAGCGCAACCTTGACCAGAACGCAAAATTTCACGCGATGCTGGCGGATATCGCAAGTCAGGTTCAATGGTGCGGCAAATGGTTAAAACCAGAACAATGGAAGGTTTTGTTGATAAGCGGTCATGCAGTGGCAACAAAGCAGGAAGCTGATGTTTTGCCCGGCCTTGAAGGTGAATACGTCAACATTCGCGAAAGCAGCGCACAGATGAGCGTGAAGCGCATGGCAAGCCTGATTGAGTACACGACAGCATGGGCTATTGGTCAGGGTGTCAGATTTACCGACAGGAGGTACGAATGAGACGACAGCGACGAAGTTTCACCGACATAATCTGTGAAAACTGCAAATACCTTCCAACGAAACGCTCCAGAAATAAACGCAAGCCAATCCCAAAAGAATCTGACGTAAAAACCTTCAACTACACGGCTCACCTGTGGTATATCCGGTGGCTAAGAGAACGTGCGAGGAAATGACAATGGATTATTCACAGTTAAGTGATTTTGAAATTAACAGACGAGTATGTGAGGCTTTAGATATGGAGGAGCATTTCTTCATACCTGATGACGAAGCAGACTTCGATTCTGAGATCCCCACTGACGAAAGAGGTCCTATTTGGCAGACGCAAAAAAGGGATATTAATGGCTTCCGTTCTTCAAACGGAAATTGCTTCAATCCTTGCAATAATCCTGAATACGCGTGGCCAATTATCACTGAAAGCAAAATCAGCACTATGTGGATGACAGCGGAAAAAGAATGGTGCGCATGGTCAGGAGGTGATTTAGAGGAAGGTTGTTGTGAATGGGAAAATATTCCTGGCTACTACTTCTGCGGTGAATCTCCACTCCGCGCCGCCATGATTGTATTTCTCATGATGCAGGACGCCAATAATGCTTAGCCCATCCCAATCTCTTCAATACCAGAAAGAAAGCGTCGAGCGGGCTTTAACGTGCGCTAATTGCGGTCAGAAGCTGCATGTGCTGGAAGTTCACGTGTGTGAGCGTTGTATATATGAATGCTTAAATATGGTGGAACATAATGAGAAATATAAGCAACATAGACGAATTAAGAAATAAATTATCATATGATGATGTTTTAGGTGTACTTAGATGGAAAGTGTCTCCTTCTAATAATGTTAAGGTTGGCAGTGTTGCTGGTTACATTAGAAGTGATGGTTATAGGATGTTAACTATCGATGGTGTAATTACTTATGCTCACCACGTTATATGGATGATAAATAATGGTGAGATTCCATTAGGGTATAAAATTGATCATATAAATGGATTAAGGTCAGATAATAGGCTGTCTAATCTTCGATTGGTTACACACCAACAGAATGCACAGAACCAAAAGAGAAAAATAACCAATTCGTCAGGAGTGACTGGAGTATATTTCAATAAAGAGAGATGTAAGTGGATTGCGAATATATGCGTAGATGGGCGCACCAAATATCTTGGAATATTTGCTAGCATCATTGACGCTATTGCAGAAAGGAAGAGGACAGAAAAAGAACTGGGTTTTCATGAAAACCATGGCAGACCATAACTGCGCAGAACTGATGAGCGATCCGAATAGCTCAATGTACGAGGAAGAAGACGATGAGTGATTACCTGAAATGGTATCTCTGTTACCGCTGGTTAATTAAGTTTGCTGTAAAAGACTGGATGACAGCGGATGCCAACAAACTTAAGCAAAGAAAGGACTATTACTACGCCAGAATGAAGGAAAACTACTGCTCAATTCGCACTCGCATATTTATTAAAAAAGACCTTCAGTCAATTCTTCAATTGCGAGGGAAGGTAAATGGCTAATCTACGCAAAGAAGCGCGCGGCAGAGAATGCCAGGTACGTATTTACGGCGTATGCAATGGCAATCCTGAAACTACAGTTCTGGCACATTACCGGATGGCTGGAATTTGCGGAACGGGAATGAAACCTGACGACATGATCGGCGCATGGGCTTGTAGCGCGTGTCACGATGAAATCGACCGACGCACCCATAATCTCGACAACAAAGACGCCAGACTTTACCACCTCGAAGGCGTGATCAGGACGCAGGCGATACTGCTGAAGGAGGGGAAGATTAAGTCATGAACGAATATCAGTTTGTGCTTCCGTACCCGCCGTCGGTGAACACCTACTGGCGAAGACGGGAAAGCCAATACTACATCAGCGATAAAGGCCAGAAATACCGAAAAGACGTTCAGCAAATCATTCGCCAACTCAAGTTAGACATTTTCACCAAATCACGACTCCGCATCAAAGTCATCGCAGACGTTCCAGATTCCCGCCGCCGCGACCTCGACAACATCCTGAAAGGTTTACTCGACTCCCTTATCCACGCCGGATTTGCGGAAGACGACGAGCAATTCGATGACATTCGCGTAATTCGTGGCGTGAAAGTACCAGGCGGACGGCTTGGAATAAAAATCACCGAACTGGAGAACGTATGAACGCCACAATTCAAACGATACCAGAGCTTCTTATCCAGACACGAGGCAATCAGACCGAAGTGGCGATGATGCTTTCCTGCGCAAGAGGAACAGTGCTCAAGTACAACCGAGACAGTAAAGGCGAGCGTCACGTAATAGTTAACGGCGTCCTGATGGTCAAACAGGGAAAAAGGGGAAGGCCATGAGACTCGAAAGCGTAGCTAAATTTCATTCGCCAAAAAGCCCGATGATGAGCGACTCACCACGGGCCACGGCTTCTGACTCTCTTTCCGGTACTGATGTGATGGCTGCTATGGGGATGGCGCAATCACAAGCCGGATTCGGTATGGCTGCATTCTGCGGTAAGCACGAACTCAGCCAGAACGACAAACAAAAGGCTATCAACTATCTGATGCAATTTGCACACAAGGTATCGGGGAAATACCGTGGTGTGGCAAAGCTCGAAGGAAATACTAAGGCAAAGGTACTGCAAGTGCTCGCAACATTCGCTTATGCGGATTATTGCCGTAGTGCCGCGACGCCGGGGGCAAGATGCAGAGATTGCCACGGTACAGGCCGTGCGGTTGATATATCAAAAACAGAGCTGTGGGGGAGAGTTGTTGAGAAAGAATGCGGAAGATGCAAAGGTGTCGGCTATTCAAGAATGCCAGCAAGCGCCGCATATCGCGCTGTGACGATGCTAATACCCAACCTTACCCAACCAACCTGGTCACGCACTGTTAAGCCGCTGTATGACGCTCTGGTGGTGCAATGCCACAAGGAAGAGTCAATCGCAGACAACATTTTGAATGCGGTCACACGTTAGCAGCATGATTGCCACGGATGGCAACATATTAACGGCATGATATTGACTTATTGAATAAAATTGGGTAAATTTGACTCAACGATGGGTTAATGCCTTCGTTTCAAGCCCCGCGGATAACACCGTGGGGCTTTTGCGTTTCTGGAGGTAACGGCGAGGCGCTACCCTCGCCTTAACATTAAGGGAGGGTTTTCATTACGCTATCAATCTCCCTTCCTTCAAATCTTGAAGTCCAGCCGCAGGAGCCGCAATGGTAAGGAAAGTCATCGAACCCGCTACCGACCTGTTTAAGACAGTTGGGGCAATAAACCGCGCTGATATACCCACCCGCGGGATTTTTTCTAAAGGCCGCACCCATGTGCTCGACAAACTCATCCTTTGCCCGATAAGCCGCTATTTCCTTCTCAAGTTCTACGTTCTTGGCTTTCGCCTCGGCAAGTTCTGCTATGGTGGCAGCATGGGCTTTTTGAAGTACGTCGATCTGCTCTCCAATGAAAGCGATGCGCTCGCGCAGGACCTCGTTACTTTGCACAGCAGAAAGCGCGCCGATCCCGTTTTTAAGGGACGCGATAAGTAATCCTACATCCATGGTCATTCCCTAATTGTCTGTGGAATGACCAATTTAGCAATTTCCTTTGTCTGTGGAAAGCAGGGAAACCACGCGCCGGGCGTGAATAAATATCCCGGTATTGAATCGACTGTTGGCTGCCGCTTGGCGGCCTTTTTCATTTCAGGCTCACGGGAATCATCCGCTACGTGCTTTGTTGATAAATCCAGCCCGTGAAGCCTGACACTTTTCAAACACACACACACAGCGCCATCCGAAAAATCGGAGGTGAGGCCTATGAAAATGCCATACAAACAAGATTTCATCGCTGCGCTACTTGCCGCCAAGGAGCAGGGTATTGGTGCAATGCTGGCTTTTATCATGGCGTATCTGCGTGGTCGCTATAACGGCGGCGCGGTAACAAAAACGCTAATTGATGCGCTGATGTGCGCGATGATTGCCTGGTTCGTTCGTGACCTTCTGGACTTTATCGGCCTGAGCAGCAACCTCGCCTACATAGCCAGCGTCTTTATTGGATACATCGGCACCGATTCGATCGGCAATCTTATTAAAAAACTTGCAGCAAAAAAGGCGGGAGTTGACGATGCAAACCAGTCCTGACGGAATTGCTCTGATAAAAAAATTTGAAGGTTGTCGGCTGACTGCTTACCCCGACCCCGGAACGGGAGATGCGCCGTGGACCATCGGCTATGGCTGGACCCATCCGGTTGACGGAAAGCCAGTAAAGCGCGGTATGACTATCGACCAGCAAACCGCTGACAGGCTTCTGAAAACAGGGCTTGTTGGTTATGAGAATGACGTGCTGAAAGTTGTCAGGGTGAAGCTGACACAAGGCCAGTTCGACGCACTGGTGTCGTTCGCTTACAACGTTGGGTCGCGTGCTCTTTCCACATCTACACTGCTGAAAAAGCTGAATGCTGGCGATATAAAAGGCGCGGCAGATGAATTTCTGCGCTGGAATAAATCAGGCGGAAAGGTGATGCCGGGGCTCACGAATCGCCGCAAGGCAGAGCGAGCTCTGTTCCTGTCATGATTAGCGCACTGGTTAAGCGTTACTGGCTGCAGTTGCTGGTGCTGGCGTTAATCGGCGCACTGGCTTTCTTCGTGAACCACTACCGCGACAACGCCATCACTTACAGAGACCAGCGCGATAAGGCCACTGAGAAACTCCTCCTGGCGACCGCCACCATTAAAGACATGCAGACCCGCCAGCGTGATGTCGCTGCACTGGATGCCAAATACACCGGAGAACTGGCTGATGCGAAAGAAACCATTGAGCGTCTGCATAGCGATGTCATTGCTGGCCGTAAGCGGCTGCAAGTCGCCGCCACCTGTGCAAAGTCAACGACCGGAGCCAGCAGCATGGGCGATGGAGAAAGCCCAAGACTTACAGCAGATGCTGAACTCAATTATTACCGTCTACGAAGTGGAATCGACAGGATAACCGCGCAGGTTAACTACCTGCAGGAATACATCAGGACGCAATGCCTGAAATGATTTTTTTGCAAATCACAAAGTCAATTTAATGAGCCTCGCGATGCGGGGCTTTTTGCAATAAATGCGTACCGCAACGCATGTTTTTTACACCGAACCTGCCCCTTTGGAATGGGCCTTTGAGGATACCAGTTAGTGCTGGCGAGCCTCGGTGGGCTGGTTTCCTGTGCGGCAAAGGTTCATTTCAAAGAGTAGGTACACGCTATGAAATCATTAACCCTCTTCAATCAACCAATTCGTATCGGTGAAGATGGCATGATCTGCCTCACTGATATGTGGAAAGCCAGTGGTAAAAGTGAATCTGAATCGCCTTACCACTACCTGCGAAACAAGCAGACCAAAGAGTTCTTAGCCGAGCTGGAGAAAAACCACGAATCTGTGGTTTTTACTGAGCGCGGTGTACACGGTGGAACATATGGCGGGAAGTTTGTTGCTTACGATTATGCGGCTTGGTTAAACCCCGGGTTCAAGTACGCGGCCTATAAAGTCCTCGATGACTACTTCACCGGAGAACTTCAGCATCGCAACAGCTTAAGTGCGCAGCTCAACATGAAATGTCATGAGTTTGACCAGAAGAAAGACATGGCGAGTTTCTGCGGACAAGGGCTGGCGGCATGGCGCTATACGAAGCCAGTGTTGGTCGCTGAGATTAACTCCCTGGCTAACCAGCTGCAGATTACGATCCCCGGGCTTCCGGGATGAGTGATCGTGTCATTGAATGCGCCTCCAGAGCGGGGCGCGACTTCTCAGAGTTCATGAAAGGCGAGAAGGGCATGATGGAAGCATTGGCCTCGGTGGATGAGTTTGGCGAGCAGCTGCGCCTCAACGGCTGTGTCAATCATCACTTTGTTAGCTACATGATGCGGAACTCGATCATGCAGGCATTCATGGACATGGCAAAAGCCGAGAGGAAAGAAGAGCGCCGGCGTAAGCGAGCGGAAGCAAAAGCAAAAGCAAAAGTGAAGTAGCCATTACAAAGCCTATCTACGGATGGGCTTGATAATGAAACCAAAATTTATTCTGGGTAACCAGTTACGGCAGTACAGCGAAACAAACCAAGCCAGAAAGTGGGGAAATAACACTGGCAGCCACTGAAAGATGAACCTCCTGCCTTATGGCAAAAAAGATTCTTTGTGGTGGCGGACTGATGGAAAGACATCGGTTATTGCAGAGATCATTCAATGAGTGGTCTCGACAATGGCTTATACCCTACACGGGATAACTTAACAGATATCCCTTTTAACGGATAAACGGAGCCAACAATGGCAGGGATTATTCCCATGACTGAAGAACAGAAATTCCAGTTAGAGATTTACAAACTGGTCATGAACCAGAACGCAGCCGCAGAGGAAGCATTTCAGTTCATTGGCACTGACGAACTGAAGCTTGAGCTATTCAAAATTCACTTCCAGTCAGGCGGCGCTAATTCAGATATCACGATCCGCACATTTGAAGCGGTGCGTAAATCGAAGGAAGCGTTAGACCTGTTCACTACCGGAGCATAAACATGGCAACTCAAGGTTTCGACAACCCATCCAAATTCCGCGATGAATGGGATAAGCAAGCAGAAGGGAAATAATCAATATGGCAGCACCAAAGGGCAACCGATTTTGGGAGGCCCGCAGTAGTCATGGGCGAAACCCTAAATTCGAATCGCCTGAGGCGCTGTGGGCTGCTTGTTGTGAATACTTCGAGTGGGCTGATGATAACCCGCTATGGGAGGGTAAGGTATTTTCATATCAGGGAGAAATAATTAAGGCTAATGTCCCTAAGATGCGAGCCATGACTATTTCAGGATTGTGTACCTTCCTTGATATAACCAGGCAAACATGGGGAACCTTCCGGTCAATGGAAGGTTTTTCTGACGTCACATCACGAGCGGAAGACATCATCTACGACCAGAAATTCTCTGGCGCAGCCGCTGACCTTCTCAACGCTAACATCATCGCCCGTGATTTGGGCCTCAAAGAGCAGTCGCAAGTTGAAGACGTGACACCTGATAAGGGAGATCGCGATAAGCGACGCTCTCGTATCAAGGAGCTATTCAACCGTGGAACTGGACGCGATTCTTGATAACCTGAGCGACGAAGAGCAAATCGAATTGCTCGAGCTACTCGAAGAAGAAGAAAACTACCGGAACACACACCTGCTATATGAATTTACGCCATACAGCAAACAGCGTGAGTTCATCGACGCCGGGCATGACTATCCAGAGCGATGTTTTATGGCTGGTAACCAGCTTGGTAAGTCATTTACTGGTGCTGCTGAAGTCGCGTTTCACCTTACCGGGCGTTATCCGGGCACAAAAGGCTATCCTGCTGATGGTAAATATGGCGGTGAGTGGAAAGGTAAGCGTTTCTATGAGCCTGTTGTCTTCTGGATTGGCGGCGAGACAAACGAGACGGTAACCAAAACGACTCAACGCATCCTGTGCGGTCGTATCGAAGAGAATGATGAACCTGGCTACGGTTCCATACCGAAAGAGGACATCATTAGCTGGAAGAAGTCTCCTTTCTTTCCGAACCTTGCTGATCACCTTCTGGTTAAGCATCACACGGCTGATGGCGTTGAAGATGGTATTTCAATCTGCTACTTCAAACCATACTCGCAAGGCCGTGCTCGCTGGCAGGGTGACACAATCCACGGTGTGTGGTTTGACGAAGAACCACCATACAGCATTTATGGCGAAGGGCTTACCCGTACCAACAAATACGGGCAATTCTCAATTCTGACGTTTACCCCGCTGATGGGGATGTCTGACGTTGTTACCAAGTTCCTGAAGAATCCCAGCAAGTCGCAGAAAGTGGTCAACATGACCATCTATGACGCAGAGCACTACACCGACGAGCAGAAAGAGCAAATCATCGCATCCTATCCCGAGCATGAGAGAGAGGCGCGTGCTCGCGGTATTCCTACGATGGGTAGCGGTCGAATCTTCCAGATACCGGAAGAGACGATTAAGTGTCAGCCGTTCGAGTGTCCTGATCACTTCTACGTCATCAATGCAATGGACTTCGGATGGGATCACCCACAGGCACATATCCAGCTTTGGTGGGATAAAGACGAGGACGTGATTTATCTTTCTCGCGTCTGGAAGGCCAAACAGAAGAAGGCGACAGAGGCATGGAGTGCTGTTAAAGCATGGAGCAAAAACACCCCTACGGCTTGGCCTCATGACGGGCATCAGCACGAAAAGGGAGGCGGCGCTCAGCTCAAGGAACAATACGCCGAAGCTGGGTTCGACATGTTGCCAGATCATGCAACATGGCCTGATGGAGGTAATGCGGTCGAACCCGGGATAGCAGAGATACGCGACATGATGCTCGACGGTCGTTTCAAGGTATTTAACACCTGCGAGCCATTCTTTGAAGAGTTTCGTCTGTATCACCGCGATGAGAACGGGAAGATCGTCAAGCTAAATGACGACATCCTTTCTGCTGTTCGCTATGGCTACATGATGAGGCGTTTTGCAATACAGATGCGAGACATCAAAGATCCTAAAGAGATTGATTACTCAAGCTACAACATACCTTGCGGAGTTGGATGATGGCTGATGATAGAAAGATGACTGACTGGCATCGCAAGGTGCTGTGCAACTTTGATAATGCCTGGTCAGCAACGCAGGATATGCGTGAGCAGATTATTGAGGCTCAACGTTTCGTCCGGGTATCCGGCGCACAGTGGGAAGGCAGCACAAACGCTGGTTACTCATTTGATGAAGGCAGGTTTGAGCATTATCCGCGCTTTGAACTGAATAAGATTGCCCGTGAATGTGATCGCATCATTGGCGAGTATCGACAGAATCGCATAAGCGTTAAATTCAGGCCGAAGGACGATAAGGCATCGGAAGCGTTAGCCGAAAAGATGAACGGCAAATTCCGCGCTGACTATCAGGAAACATCCGGTGGCGAAGCGTGTGATAACGCATTTGATGATGCTGTAACGGGCGGATTCGGTTGTTTCCGCATGTGTGCCGATTACGAAGATGAAATGGACCCAAGTAACGAGCAGCGACGCATCAGCCTTCTTCCTGTTTACGACCCAGCGACATGCGTCTTCTTCGATCAGGACAGCAAGCAATATGACCGCTCTGATGCTATGTGGGCTATGGAAATGTTCTCCATGACGCCTAAAGCGTTCGAGGCTGAATACCCTGATTCCATCGCGGCAAGCCTTTCTCGTGATGACACTGGCACTCAATATGACTGGTCAACGCCAGATGCCATCTATGTTGGTCGCTACTACGAAGTTCGCATAGAGAAGGTGAAGCTCACGGCATGGCGTAACCCTGTTAGCGGAGAAACGGCAATCTATGATGAAGAGCAAATCAAAGATATTGTCGACGAGCTGACCGATGGCGCATTCGAACTGATTGGTGAGCGGACAGTGAAGAAACGCAGAGTTTATTGCGGTCTTCTGTCTGGCGCTGAATGGCTGGAAGAACCGAAGCGTATTCCGGGCGAACATATTCCTCTCATCCCGGTATATGGGCGTCGCTCATTTGTTGATAATCAGGAGCGAATAGAAGGCCACGCAGCAAAAGCGATGGATGCACAGCGTCTTGAGAACCTGATGGTTTCCATGATTGCAGATAACGCTACTCAGGCTGGCGGTGATGGCATTCCTGTAGTTGATGTTGACATGATTCCTGGTCCTCTTGCCACTCATTGGGCGGAGCGCAACAAAAAGCGCCCGGCGTTCCTGCCGATGGTCAGTCTGAAAAACAAAAACGGAGATATTACTGCGCAGGCTCAGGTCAGCAGTTATACACCTCCGACACAAATGCCGCCAGCTCTTGCCGGGCTATTGCAGTACACCGGAACGGCTATTCAGCAAATTACAGGTGCGTCGCAGCTTGAGAACATGCCGAGCAACGTCGCCACCGATACCGTTGATAGCATTTTTAACCGGATGGACACGCAGTCCTATATCTACATGGACAACATGGCTAAATCCATGCGTCGCGCTGGCGTTGTGTGGCTTTCTATGGCGCGTGAGGTCTATGGCAGTGATACGCCGATGCGTATCGTTAATGAGGACGGCAGCGATGACGTGGCGCTGATGACTGGTGAAGTGGTTGACCGTCAGACAGGGCAGGTTATCGCGCTTAACGACCTTTCGCAGGGTAACTATGAAGTGACTGTCGATGTTGGTCAGTCGTTCGCTACTCGCCGTGATGCAACGGTTAAGTCGTTACTTTCCATGCTGGCACTTATCCCACCAGGAACGCCGAAGCACGACCTTGTATCGTCGATGATTCTCGACAATATGGATGGCGAAGGGATGGACGACCTTAAAGAATACAACCGCAATCAGTTGCTTCTGTCTGGAGTTATCAAGCCGAGAACACCAGAAGAACAGCAGATGGTTGAGCAGGCGAAACAACAACAGGCCAGTCAGCCAGATCCGGCTATGGTTGCAGCGCAAGGTCAGCTTCTTGCTGGTCAGGCTGAATTGCAGAAAGCGCAGAACGAACAGGCAGCCATTCAGGTTAAAGCATTCCAGGCACAGACTGATGCTCAGGTTGCAGCGGCAAATGTTGTGAAAATCCTCGCATCTGCCGATAGCCAGCAAAAATCTGATATCCGTGAGGCGCTGAAACTGCTCGGACAGTTCCAGCAACAGCAAGGAGATAATGCCCGTGCTGATGCAGAGCTTGTCCTGAAAAGTCAGGCACAGGGCCATGCGCAGCGCATGGACATCAGCAGCATCCTGCAAAAATCAACTCAGCAACAACCACAGCAGTAATTAACCAATAACGTGCAATGGCTGTCTTTATGAGGCCTGGCACCCTATTGCCTTCCGATGGGCTGAACATCGAGTAAACAGGGGTAACAAATGGAACAGATGGCAGAAAACACACCAGAAGTTGAAATCGAAACCGACGCGTCAGAGCAGATTCATGATGATGTCGAACTGGCTGAAGAAGTCGAAACAGAAGATGGCAGTGAGTCCTCTGGCAATGATGCAGAGGAAGCTACTGAAACTGATGACGACGAATCAGAACAGGAATTCTACTTTGGTGACGAAAAGCTGGATTCGCCAACCAGCGAAGATAGCGCAGAGCATGGACTGGTAAAACACCTGCGCAAGACGATTAAAGAGAAAGACCGCGAGCTGAAAGAGCTGATGCGTCAGTCTCAGAAACCCGTCGAGCAGCAGCCGGTAATCACTCAACCACCGCGAATGCCAAAACTGGATGATGAGGACATCGGTTTCGATGAAGAAATCTATCAGCAACGCATGACTAAGTGGGCAGAGGATAACGGCAAGTACCAGCAACAGGAGATGGCTCGCAAGCAGAAGGAGCAGGAGCTTCAGGCTGCCTATCAAGAGCGATTATCCAAATATCAGCAACGTGTTAAGGCTCTCAAAGTTCCTGGCTATCAGGAAGCTGAGCAGGCCGTACTCGAGGAAATCCCCATCGAGACACAAAACGCGATCCTGTTTGAGTCAGAGAAGCCGGAAATCGTTGTTCTGGCGCTCGGTCGCAACGCTGAACTGCGCAAGCAACTGGCAGAAGCTACCAACCCCGTAGCAATTGGTCGTCTGCTGGAACGTATCGAATCGAAGGCCAGAATCATGCCAAAAGCCAAAACAACCGCCGCCACCACCCCGAAAGTGAAGGGAGGGAACGGCGCTGCAATTAATAACCTCGATAAATTGCGCGAAAAAGCAGAGCAATCTGGTGATTACACCGCCTACCTTGCCGCAAAACGCAAAGCTAAAAAATAATCCATCGGAGCATTAAGCATGGCTAACCAGTTAACGAAAGACCTTGAAATCCTCTTTGAAAACGTCATTGACGGGTTTGAAGCATCAAATGTAGTGTCCCGTGAGTGCAGCAAGTTCCGCCCGGGTGACACTGAAATGCAGCGCGCAGGCGACGTTGTTTATCGTCCTCAGGGCTACCACCTGAAAACCGTGAGCGGACTTGATCTGACTGCGGCGACTGCAAACTCACCCGTTCAGCGTCAGGTACCTGCGCGTTTCCGCGAGCCAGAGAACGTTATCTATGAGCTGGACGCAAAAGAAATGCGCGATCCGTGGCACAAAGAGCAGGCCGGCAAGGCGGCGGGTCGCCAGTTGTCGGCGTGGGTTGATAATCTGATCGTCGATGAGGTGGCCGCTCGCGCCACCAACATGGTCACCATTGGCTCAGCGTCCACCGGCAACACTCTCGGCGAAGATCTCTGGAACGCATCCGCAGGCATTGACGCTATGATGCTCTCCATTGGTGTGCCTCAGGGCGGTCAACGCAAGGCGTTCTACAACCCGTTCAACTATAAAGACCTGGCTAAGGAGCTTGGCTCTCGTGCATATGCGGTCGGTGCAACGCTGACAGCGTATGAGAAAGCTCAGATCCCACCAGTAGCATCCTTTGACAGTTTCCGCGTTGATTATGCTGGCGCGCTGAAAGCTGGTTCTGCCACTGCAGTAACTCTGGGCGGCGCAGTAGCGCACAAAGTTACCGCGATGGATTCCAACGGTGCGCCTACCGATAACCGCCAGGGTGATATCACCGTATCTACGGCTGGCGTACTGGCTGTCGGTGATGCATTCACTATCGCAGGCGTTAACAGTGTCCACATGATTAAGAAAGTGGATACTGGTCAGTTGCAGGTATTCCGCGTTCTGGCGGTTTCCGGTACTACCGTGACAATCAGCCCGAAAATTCTGCCTCCGAACAACGCTGATGCACCTTCCATCCCTTACCAGAACGTTACCGCCAATCCGGCAAATAACGCGGCGATCACCATCCTCAACAAGAAGGCTGCGGCTTCCAACATCTTCTTCGCTGAGGGCTCTGTTGAGCTGATGTACGGCAAGCTGGCATTCCCGACCGGCCAAGGCCCGCAGGTAATGACTGCAACGACTGAGCAGGGCGCAACCATCATCATGGCATACCAGTTCGATGCCAAAGCCGGTAAGACGTGGACGCGCTTTACCACTCTGGCGGGGGCAAGCGTACTGGTCCCGGAATTCACCGGCCTAGTACTGGCCAACCAGTAATCAAAGGGGCTTCGGCCCCATTTTTATTGGGAGAAGACAATGGCACGAACAATGCTCTATAAGCCGGGCAACATGATCACCTGTGGTCAGCTTGCTGTCGATTACATCATTGTTGATGACGAAGAAGTTAAATCTCACCTGAAAAAAGGCTGGGTAAAAACTCCTGAAGAAACCGCAACGAAGCAAAAAGTGGCTAAGGCGGAAGAAGATGGCGAAAACGAAGGGTGATCTCGTTCTTAAGGCTTTACGAAAAGCCGGGCTGTATTCCAATGCCACGTTGACAGATGCCGACCCTCAGGCAATTGAAGATGCCATTAATGACCTCGAAGACATGATGGCAGCATGGCAGGCGAAAGGTATCGAGCTTGGATATCAGTTTGCGGATACAGAAAACGGCATCATGCCGTTACCTGACGATGATTCAGGTATCCCTGCATGGGCAAATGATGGCGTCGCTTTGAAACTCGCTGTGCAAGTGTGCATGGATAACGTCATTCAGCCGTCAGACGCTCTCCTTACCGCTGCTGACAGTGCATATCAGACAATCTGCATCGCTTTAACCAAAATACCACCACTTGAGCGGCGAAATGACATGCCTCGCGGTAGTGGTAACAAAAGCGCGTTTACGTGGAATCGGTTTTACATCGAGAAAGATGATCCGAGTACGTGAGGTGAATAAATGCCGATTCAGCAACTTCCTCTTATGAAAGGTGTCGGCAAAGACTTCCGAAACGCCGACTATATCGACTATCTGCCAGTGAATATGCTGGCTACACCCAAAGAAATCCTGAACAGCAGCGGATATCTTCGCTCATTCCCTGGCATTGCCAAACGCTCTGATGTGAACGGCGTATCGCGGGGCGTCGAGTACAACATGGCGCAGAGTGCTGTTTATCGCGTGTGTGGTGGGAAGCTCTACAAAGGCGAAAGCGAAGTCGGTGACGTCGCCGGAAGTGGTCGTGTATCAATGGCGCATGGTCGAACATCACAGGCGGTAGGCGTTAACGGGCAACTGGTCGAATACCGCTATGATGGCACGGTTAAAACCGTCTCAAACTGGCCTGCAGACAGCGGGTTTACGCAGTATGAGTTAGGTTCGGTTCGTGATATTACGCGCTTACGTGGGCGTTATGCGTGGTCAAAAGACGGAACTGATTCATGGTTCATCACTGACCTTGAAGACGAATCGCATCCTGACCGTTACAGCGCACAATATCGCGCAGAATCGCAGCCTGACGGCATCATCGGCATAGGAACATGGCGAGACTTCATCGTCTGCTTTGGTTCATCGACGATTGAATATTTTTCCCTGACAGGTGCAACCACCGTTGGTGCCGCTTTGTATGTTGCACAACCATCGCTGATGGTGCAGAAAGGCATCGCCGGGACTTACTGCAAAACGCCATTCGCTGATTCTTATGCGTTCATCAGCAATCCGGCAACAGGTGCGCCGTCTGTGTATATCATCGGCTCCGGTCAGGTATCACCAATCGCCAGCGCGAGCATTGAGAAAATACTACGCTCCTACACTGCTGATGAACTGGCTGATGGCGTGATGGAATCGTTGCGGTTTGATGCTCATGAGTTGCTGATTATTCACCTGCCGCGCCATGTTCTTGTTTACGACGCATCTTCAAGCGCCAATGGTCCGCAATGGTGTGTGTTGAAAACAGGCCTGTATGACGATGTGTACCGCGCTATCGACTTCATTTACGAAGGCAATCAGATAACGTGCGGCGATAAGCTGGAATCTGTTACCGGGAAACTGCAATTCGACATCAGCAGCCAGTACGACAAGCAACAGGAACACCTGTTGTTTACACCACTCTTCAAAGCTGAGAACGCCAGATGTTTTGATCTGGAAGTTGAATCATCGACGGGTGTCGCTCAGTACGCTGACCGCCTATTCCTCTCTGCAACCACTGACGGAATCAATTACGGGCGTGAGCAGATGATTGAGCAGAATGAACCGTTCGTTTACGACAAACGCGTTTTGTGGAAGCGTGTCGGGCGAATCAGGAAAAATGTCGGCTTCAAATTGCGCGTTATCACGAAGTCACCTGTCACTCTGTCTGGTGCTCAGATAAGGATTGAGTAATGGCTGATTCGAATCTCAACACCCCTGTTATTGTGCAGGCTACGCGCCTTGATGCTTCAATTTTGCCACGCAATATCTTCTCGCAGTCGTATCTGCTGTACGTTCTCGCGCAAGGTACTGATGTTGGTAACGTGGCTAACAAGGCCAACGAGGCCGGACAGGGCGCTTATGATGCACAGGTCAGGAACGATGAGCAGGATGTTATTCTGGTCGATCACGAAGAAAGAATTCGTCAGCTCCGCATCGACGTAGACGACCATGAAATCCGTATTACTGCAAATACCAATGCAATCGCGTCGCTGGATGTCAGACTAACCACGGCTGAAGGAGAAATAGTCACCTTACAGGCTGACGTCAGCGCTCTTGATGGCCGGGTTACGACTGCTGAGAGCAACATTTCTGCATTACAGGACGACTATGTATCGAAAACAGCCACTGCAACACAATCGCTGGCATCTCCCCTCAATGTAACAACATCCTATTCGGTCGGCGGCACCAAGGTTATTGGTGCTCGTCAGACAGGGTGGACAGCGGCTACAGGTACGGCTCTTCTCGGCTCATTCAACGCTAACCAGACATACACGGTAAGTGCCACATACACACGGTCTGAGGTGTCGGCTATGGCTACAGGATTGCAGCAGGCGCGGCAGCGTATCAAAGCTCTGGAAGATGCATTACGGACTCATGGGTTGATTGACTGATGATTACATTCAAACCAACGCGAAACATCGACCTGATAGAAGCAGTAGGAAATCACCCTGACATTATCGCCGGGAGCAACAACGGTGATGGATACGACTACAAACCTGAATGCCGTTACTTTGAGGTGAACGTGCACGGGCAGTTTGGCGGCATTGTTTACTATCAGGAGATTCAACCGCAGACATTCGATTGCCACGCCATGTACCTGCCAGAGGTTCGTGGATTCAGCAAGGAAATCGGACTGGCGTTCTGGCGATACATTCTGACTAACACCACCGTTCAGTGCGTCACATCGTTCGCCGCACGCAAATTCCGCCACGGGCAGATGTACTGCGCAATGATTGGCCTTAAGCGTGTCGGAACCATCAAGAAATACTTTAAAGGCGTGGATGACGTGACTTTTTACAGCGCCACACGCGAAGAACTAATCGACTTCCTGAATCACGGGAGATAGCCATGTTATATGCATTTAAGCTGGGCAGAAAACTGCGCGGCGAGGAACCTTATTGCCCTGAAAAGGGTGGGAAAGGTGGCAGTTCTGATAAAAGCGCAAAGTATGCCGCAGAAGCTCAGAAGTATGCAGCAGACCTGCAAAATCAGCAGTTCAACACCATCATGAATAACCTGAAGCCGTTTACTCCTCTGGCTGATAAGTATGTCGGCAGCCTCGAGAACTTATCGTCTCTGGAGGGGCAAGGTCAGGCGCTAAACCAGTATTACAACTCTCAGCAGTACAAAGATCTTGCTGGTCAGGCTCGCTATCAGAGTCTGGCGGCAGCGGAAGCAACAGGTGGATTGGGTTCCACTGCAACCGGTAATCAGTTAGCAACAATCGCACCAACGCTTGGTCAGCAGTGGCTGTCTGGTCAGATGAACAACTACCAGAATCTGGCAAACATAGGTCTTGGCGCACTGCAAGGTCAGGCAAACGCCGGGCAGACATATGCCAACAACATGAGTCAGATTTCGCAGCAAAGTGCGGCTCTTGCAGCGGCAAATGCCAACAGACCATCAGCAATGCAATCTGCTATTGGCGGAGGTGCGTCTGGTGCTATTGCTGGGGCCAGACTTGCGAAATTAATTGGTTCATCAACTCCGTGGGGGGCTGCGATCGGCGGCGGTCTTGGTCTGCTTGGCTCGTTGTTTTAAGGGGTAATCAATGGCTACGTGGCAACAGGGTATTAATTCTGGTGGTTTTCTGGCTGGCATCGGTACACAAAATGAGAATGCGCCAAAGGCAAGCGACATTAACGCAACGCTTGGTCTGATCCGCGAAAACAATGAACTGGCTCGCTCAGGTGCAAATAACGTTGGTCTGACCGCGTTACGTGGTCTGGCTGGAGTTGCTGATATTTACAATCAGGAACAGCAACAGAAAGCTATTAGTGCGTTCAATAAGGTTCACGCTGATGCATGGGCTTCTGGTGATCCATCGGGACTATTTAAGTTTGCCCAGGAAAATCCAGCGTTTGTTGCACAGGCACAACAGGCGTTTTCCGGTCTTAATGATCAGCAACGCAACGATATGGGCGATTTAGCCATGAGGGCTAACGTCGCTCTTTCTCAGGGACCGGAAGCCTACAGTAAATTCATTACTGACAACAAGGACAGGTTAAATCGCGTGGGGGCGAATGCTGACTGGATGATTCAGACAGGTATCCAGAATCCCGAGCAGCTATCACACATGCTGACTACTATGTCTCTCGGTGCGCTTGGACCAGAAAAGGCGTTTGCTGTTCAGGATAAGATGGCTGGTCGCCAACTTGAGAAAGGGCGATTGGATGAAAGCATCCGTCAGGCTGATATGGAGAATGCGAGAGGATGGGCAAATATCCAGAACGCTCAACTAGACAGGGCTCAGCGGGCACAAATGCATAATGATAACGTCGCCCTGAAGTTGCAGGAATTAGGTATGAAGCAACAGGAAAGCGGAAAGATTGACCCAAAACTTGTTCGAGATCTGAACAGTGATATTAATGGGTTCTCAAAGAATTATTCTGCAATGCGCAGTGCTTCTGACAACCTACAAGCCCTTGGGAAGCGCAACACTCCAGCCGCGCAGTTGGGAATGATTTTCAACTATATGAAATCGCTGGATCCGCAATCTGTGGTACGCGAAGGTGAGCAAGTGCAGGTAAAACGCACTGATGGAATATTCGGCACACTTGGTAACTATGTTAGCCAATTATCTAACGGCAAGATGCTGAATAATGAGCAAGTCCAAGACTTAATCAACACCTCAAAACTGATGGCAAATACTGAAGGCGAAAAGTTTAACCAGCAAATGGATGATTATCTTTCAACTTATGGAGATTCTCTCCCCAGCGGACTAACTAAGCAATTGCAATCCAGAAAAGCCAAGCTGTATGAAGATATTCAGCAGCCTGCGCAACAACAGACACAACAAGCAACATCTGGCGGTCAAACATTTCGAGAAGGTATGACCGCGAAAAATCCTAAAACTGGTCAGAAAATTATTTACAGGAACGGACAATGGCAACCAATGTAGGTTTACCAGAGGGGTTTGTTCTGGATGAACAGCCTGATAACTCACAACTTCCTGATGGCTTTGTGCTTAATTCCCAACCAGAACAGCAGCAATCTCCTTTGGTTTCACCAGAGGAAAATTCCAGACAGGAAAATGTTGTTAATAATGCTAACGGTTTCGACCGTTTTATGTATGGCGTTCTCAGTGGATTGATGGATGTTGGTAAAGGTGTTGGCCTGTTTCAGGATATGACACCAGAAGAGCAAGCCGCAATTCAGTCTCTACAGCAGAAGTTAGCGGCAAAACCATCAACCGCACAAGATGTTGGTGAGTTTGTTGGACAAGCAGCGCCATTTGTTAGTGGTGGTGGGATTATTTCTCAGGTTCCGAAAGGGGCGGCAAGGCTGGCTGCCGCCGCAGGGCTTGGTGCGGTTGAAGGTGGTGTTGTTGCTAACGGAACCGGTGGCAATGTAACTACAGGGGCGGCTATAGGTGCTGCCGCTGGTCCAATTGCTGAATTGGCATCTCCAGTGATTAGCAAAGCAGCCAGTGCGGTTACGAAGAGGTTTAGGCCTCCATCGGCAGAAATGTCTCAGGCATCTGAACTTAGTGGAATGGCGAGGGTTGCAACGAAAGCTACAGATGTGAATCCAATAACAGGAAACAGATCTGGTTTAAATGCTCTCGCGGAAGCTGTTTCACCAGATGATTCTGTGCTACAGGCCGCCCGCAATCTTGGGATGGAGGATGCCTTAACTCCCGGCATGTACTCCAGCAACCCTTCTTACCGCGCGTTTGAAAATGCTTTAGCTGCAACCCCAGGGAATAAACTGTTCCACGCACAGCGAGAGGCCATTAGTAGGCTTGGAGAGCAGGCAGATAAATTTATTAATGATTTTGGTGGGAGCGTTGATAAGGACTTTATCAATCAAAAGGTCAAAAGCTCTTATGAGGAGTTAAGATCAAACCTGAAGCGCCAAGAAGACACTCTATACAATCAAATTAGAGCAAAAATTCCAACAAGAGCTACCGTAGATACCACCCATACCACTAACGCCATTGAGGATATTGCAGATGATGTCGGTGGGCTAGAAAAACTAAAATCGCTATATCCTCAACTGTCAAAGACCTTGGAACAAATAGACCCAAACACCGCCCCGACTTATGGTCTTCTTGATGCAGTTCGACGGCAGGTTGGAAGGGCTCTTGGCAAAGAGATGGATAAAGGGCCATATAGCGGCATCGACGCTCGGCACCTTGGAATTATTGAAAGCGCACTGATACAAGATCAGGGAGCCGCTGCTGCCAAATATGGTGCAGAGGATACATGGAATTTAGCTAGAGAGATCGGGAGAAAGAGATTCGCAGTGCAGGCAGCCGCTGTTCAAAATCTTGGCAGAGACTTGGATAAAGGAATAGTGCCGCAATTACAGCAAGCTATCGTCGATATGTCTCAAGGAAAGGGCGGTGACTTCCGTCGCCTAGTTTCAAATCTTCCTGATGACATGGTGCAACCAGCTGTTGCCACCGCAATGAATAGGGCTTTCACTACGTTCGCTAAATCTCCCGGGCAGTCACTTGGTGTTCCTGGATTTGTTAAGTGGTATGGAGGGCTATCAAGAAACAAATCAAATATGCAGGCATTGAGCCGGGCAATTGGCTATCCGGCTACGCGTAGGTTGAGAAACATCTATGAGGTGGCTTCTGGCATGCAAAGGGTGGGCAGCGAGAAGGTGTATTCCTCCTCTCAAATTGACCGGATGATGAATCAGTTCGCAGGAGAGAAGGGAATGCTTGGGCGTATATATGGAATAGGAAAAGACGTGGCTAAAGCAGAAGGGCTAACCACAGCCATCGGAGCGCCTGGAGCCGGTACGGCAGGGGTACTCTTTAGCCTCCTCCGTTCTGGTAAAAACTCAAGAATGGCTGCCGCTGATGAATTAATAGCATCTCCGGCTTTTAAAAATCTCTCAAAAAGGATTGCCGCAGGTCACGCCAGCACCCCAGCATCTAGGAAATCGGTGGATGCTTCAATGCAGAAAGTGAAACCATATAGGGATTGGGTAAATACGCTATCAGCGGACGAGAAGAAAAATCTAGCCCGCGTTGGTATTGTCGCTTTTCTCAGTAGTAACGATTCTTTGCCCACAGAGCAACAAGCAGGGCAACAATAATCCAACCGACTGTTACCATATTAACCTCCCGATAGCCATGGATGGCTATTCTGACATCCTTTTTAATTTATTGTATGACTCTATAGAATCTGTGCACAACTTCATGAACTCTTGAAGTGACATTCCTAGGCGAGAAATTTCCGTATTCAAAAAACGTTCAATAAATTCATCTCCGCCGGGCATCTGTGTTGCTTCTTGAAAAGCAAACATTTGTTTAAATGTTCCACACATACCAGCAACTTTAGCTGTAACTAACATGTCGTTAGCAAATTTCAGATCCTTATCTTGCGATTGTGCAAGACCACTAATTAGAAAACAGAATGCACCTATAACCCATCGCTTCACACCAACCTCCTTAGTTTTGAGCATGACGAAATTAACCAGCCATCAGGCTGGTATTAGTCACATTCTATTTCTTTTGTCGAGGTCCATACATAAGGGTCTGAGCAAACAACCTCTCCATTTATCATGACGTCATAGCCCATTAGATATGAGTTACCACCAACAATCTGAGCGGCTATGACGCTAATGCTGGCGGCGCAGGCTGCACCAAAAACGAAACCAATTAATATATTTTTCATTTTAATTCCAAATAGTTATAGGATGAAAGTTATGACCATAGAAGAACGTCTGAACAACATTGAGTTGAACCAAACCCTGCTTGACCAGCGACTTTCAGATCTTGAGCTTAAAGATCTAGATGCGCAAATATCAGAAGCAGAAGCCAAGCTCTCCAGCCTAAACCACCGCAAGAAGCAAATCCGCAACAGAATTACTCAGGGACGCGGAAGCTGTTGAGGTGGGATGCTAGGTCTCTATCGTTAAAATCAAGGCTGCTAATCATTTCATTGTAAATGGCGTTTTTATCTTCCATTGGCAGTCTTGAGTAAACCAGACACAGAGCATATTTCAGGGAGTTTAGCTCTTTCTCTAGCTCTTCCTTGCTTGACGTTGTTGACTTAATAAACTGTTTTTTATTCATTTTGCATCCTTACCATACATGGTCTTTAGCGTCTCAACATCGTGTTCAAGATCTATCAATCGTGATGCTATAGTTGCAAGGTCTAGTGCTTGAATGTGTTTATTTTTTTCGGTCCACGCTTCAAGTGCCGCGACCATCTCAGCATTTAATGAACGAGAATTAGCCTCAGCCAGTTCAATAAGACGTTCCTTTATCTCTACAGGAAGCCTCAGATTCACTTGAGGGTTTTTGTACTTACGATCAGACATCGGCGCATCCTGAATAATTATTTACCACAGGATATGTAGGTATCTATTGACTATCAATGCGTACCTAAATACTATGTATGCGTACCACATACAAAGGAGCAAAAATGAAAGTTAAGACATTAAGGATGCCAGAATGGCTAGAAAAGGCTTTGGAGCAGTCCGCGAAAAAGGATGATCGGTCGTTCAGTAATGAGGTATTGAGGAGACTAAAGGAGTCAGTAGCTAAGGATGGAATTGTTTGTCCAGAATGAGTAAAGCCCAAGCTATTGCGAGTAGCTCGGGCTTAAATCGCCAGTAAATTTTGAGGAAAAACTGACATGAAAAGTATAGCAACAGCAGTATCTACTATCAACGTGCCATTCCACGGCGCAGAGCTTTATGTCGTCAATCACAACGGTGAACCGTACACCCCAATGAAACCTATCGTTGAAGGCATGGGTATGGATTGGGCTTCACAGTTTACGAAAATAAAGCAACGGTTTAAAACCTGCATTGTGAAAATCACAATGCAGCTTCCTGGCGATGAACAGTGCCGTGAGATTATTTGTTTGGCACTTCGCAAACTTGCTGGCTGGCTGCAAACCATCAGTCCTAACAAAGTTCGCCCTGAAATCCGCGACAAGGTAATCCAGTATCAGGAAGAGTGTGACGATGTCCTATACGAGTACTGGACTAAAGGCCATGTAGTTAACCCACGCAAAGCTAAAAAGGCGTTGCCGGGTAAAATCACCACTGAACAGCAGGAAGCCATTAAACAACTCGTCATGAGTCGCGGTCAGTCTCTGCCAAAAGAAAAACAGGCGAAGGCGATGATCACCATGTGGTCGTCACTGAAATCCCATTTTGGATGTTCGTACAAAGAAATCAGTGAGGAGCAGTTTACCGAAGCACTATCACTTGCAGCTCGAGTTCCACTTGAAGGTGAGTTCATTGGCAAACAAGAGAAGAAAACCAGCGAGCTTTCTGCAAAAGAAGCAAACAGCCTTGTATGGTTATGGGATTATGCCAACCGTTCACAGGCATTATTCCGCGAACTGTATCCGGCGCTAAAACAAGTTCAATCGAACTATTCCGGCAGATGCTACGACTACGGTCATGAATTCTCGTATGTTATCGGAATGGCGAGAGACGTTTTAATCAATCACACACGAGATGTTGATATCAATGAGCCAGACGGACCAGCGAATCTTTCCGCATGGATGAGACTTAAGAATAAAGAATTACCTCCTTCAGTACATAACTACTGACAGATAACCAACGCGACAACCCAGCTTCGGCTGGGTTTTTTTATGCCCAAAATTCACCGTAGCCATGCTGCGGCGATTCCTTGTATCTGGAGCAAATTAAATGACAGACATTATCTAAAACAAGCAAACTCGCCATGATATTTTTCCCTGAATGCAATAGACATCAATTCGGCCAGCTCAATATCATCGGTATACCCAAGGCAAATAGACTTACCTTTTAGTTTGAACATAACTTTATATGTGTTTTTCCCTTTAAGAAGATGAACTCCTTTTATACCTGTATTGGATGATGAAACGCTGTTGGTTTTATTCTGACCTCTGGTTACTTCTCTTAGGTTTGAAATTCTATTGTCATTTTTAACCCCGTTAATATGGTCAATTAACCCTTTAGGCCAGCATCCTTTCATATAAAACCAAGCAAGTCGGTGGCAAAGATACGATTTTCCATTAATCCGTATTGATAAGTAGTCGGCCTGTGAGTTCGTCTTAAATCCAGCAACCTTTCCGATACTGGAGCTACCAGAAGCTATCTTCCAAGTGAAGACGCCTGTTTCTGGGTTGTAGTTGAGTGAAGAGGTTAATTCTTTATGAGTAATCATATTCATTCCTTAAATAGAGATTTACTATGTCAAATATTGTGCCAAATGTTATAATTTCAATGCCAAGTCAACTATTTACGTTAGCCAGAAAATTCCAGGCCGCAAGCAATGGCAAGATATTCATTGGTAAGATAGATTCCGATCCTACGCTCCCACAGAATCAAGTGCAGGTTTATGTGGAAAACGAAGACGGTTCTCACGTTCCTGTTTCGCAACCAATAATCATTAACGCTGCTGGTTACCCTGTATATAACGGACAGATTGCCAAATTCGTAACTGAGCAAGGCCATTCTATGGCTGTTTATGATGCGTATGGTGCACAGCAGTTCAAATTCCCAAATGTGCTGAAGTATGATCCTGACAGACTTGCTCAAAAACTGGAGAGTGAATTTGGAACTAAATATATAGGAGCTCCGTCAGGTGGCGGGACTCTTTATGATATGCTGTGGTTTGTAACTCCAGCACAATTTGGAGCCCCAGAAGATGGGAGCGATGCATCATCCTCATTACAGGAAATGCTTGATTACGCTACACTAAACGGTAAGGCAGTATTATTCGATAAAGCGATTACATATAACATAGAAAAGCCGTTAATATATAAGCAAAAAGGATTTCGTAACAGCCGTATTCTTTGCTATGGTGGACGAACAGTAATAAATCTAAACTCTTCAACAGCGACTTCCGGATTGCCTAATGATGAAAGCGGAATTGTTATGGATGTTAATGCTGCAATTGTTGTGTCGTCAACAAACCCGGACACCGCGGTAGTAAACCAACCACAGGCTGTATATATAGAAGGGTTGCAATTCACTTCAACTGCTGGCGGCTCCTACGGAATTTACCTTGGGAAAACACAGAACACAAATATTAACGATTGTAAGTTTACAGGATTCACTGAAGCTGATATCTGCGATAACGGTTCATGGGTATTCCGAGTTCATGGCTGCCAAAATTTTAGCGCAGCCAACTACGGTATATGGAAAAAAGCAGGTACATCTGCATGGATTACAGAGTGTTATTTCCAGAACTCTAACTATGCAGTGCGAATGAAGAGTGGGTACTCTGTTATATCCAAGTGCGCTAATGATTTTACTAAAAATGCCGCATATTGGCTTGAGTCATCGGATTATAACAGTGTATATACTATTGATGAGTGTGGTTTTGAGAACTCAGGTTCAGATGCTGTTGTTAAAGTTTCTGGGCGTATTGCACTCACATGGTCTAACTGTATGGCCGGTAACATTGAATCTCAACAGTCACCTGTTCCTACAAATTTACTCTGGGTTCAGGGCGACAGCAACGGTTCTCAGTTTACACTGAGCAATATTAGATTCCTCAATACTGGTCGTCGCATATGGGATTTAGGGACTAATAGCCGCTTCACCATTAACCGTGTCAACCATGCCTCAGGTGGCTTAGCGGATGTATGGGGGGATGGCGCGCTTGTCAATGAAAACACCTATAACACCACCAAGTATATGTCCGCCGCCTACCCCAATGGTTTTCAGATTGGACCAACAGGACTTAGCGACTGGTTCTCATCAGGCGGAAACACTGGCTCATTACCAAACGACCAAAGATTTTTGAGGTACTCCAAGACGATTACCAGAGCATCTGGTCAGAGTTTTGGAACAACAACAATAACGTTACCATTTCAGTTGAGTGTCGATGGTGAGGGGTATCAGGTTATTGTCACTCCGAGAGAGTATCCAAATAACGTCCCTACGTATCAATGGCATTGCGCAAGTTATAATCATACATCCACTGATGTTCAGATTATAGCTGGTCGTGGTGATGGCAACACAGCATGGTCAACAGTTATTGTTGACATATTAATAATTGGAAAAGCGATAAACTTTTAATTGCTCAAAGGCATGAGGTCTGTCATCCAATCATCAATCTAACGATGGCTTGTTGTGGCTGATGAGATAAAAATGAGACACACAACGATTTTGCATTGACTCGCAAAGCTTTGTGCTCTTCGATAGTGGTTAAGGTGGATTACTCCACCTTTTCATCAAGCCAGTCCGCCCACCACTGCATCATTTCTCTGCGCTTATCGAGATACTGAGCATGGTTGTAAATCCCGCGCACAGATCCGCCGTTGGCATGTGCCAGTTGCACTTCAATAGCATCAGCAGGCCATTCGTGCTCGTTCATAATCGTGCTGAATTCATGCCTGAATCCGTGACCGCTTTCCAGACCCTCATAGCCAATTTGTTTGATCACAAGCAATACCGCGTTCTCGCAGATTGGCTTCTTCTTATCGTTGCGACCGGCAAAAACAAACTCTGATACTGGTTTAGTGATTGAGCTTAGCGTAGTGAGAAGTTCAACCACCTGGTCTGACATAGGAACCACATGAATTTTGCGTCCCTTCATCACACTGGCGTCGATGGTGATAATCCTGTTTTCAAAATCGACGTTCTTCCATAGCATGGAACGAAGCTCTTTTGTTCTGAGGGCTGTGTAGCGTAAAACTTTGGTCGCAATGAGCGATACGATGCTTCCTGAAAATGTTGCCAGTGCTTTGTTAAATGCCGGGATCTGGTCTGCAGGAAGAAACGGGAAGTTTTTCTTGCGGTATCCCTTCATGGCGTCAGCAAGGTCAGGTGCCGGGTTATATTTAGCCCTACCAGTGACAATAGCGTAACGGAAAACCTCGCCGCATCTTCTGCGGGCTTTGTTGGCTCGCTCCATTGCACCGCGATCTTCAAATCTGCGGATTACTTCCAGCAGTTGCATCGGCTCAATATCCTGAATTTCAAGGCCGCCGATGATAGGTAAAATGTCGTCATCAAACATTTTTGCAAGTTCAGTCGCATACCCTACTGACCAGACTTGCTTCTTGTGCTCGTACCATTCCTTGTAAATCGCACTAAAGGAATTGTTGTTAGACGAAGCCTTTTTCGCCTTTACCGGATCGATGCCAACCGAGATGTCTTTCCTCGCAGTCCATGCCTTATCCCTTGCCTCCTGCAAAGTCATTAGCGGATATTTTCCTACGGTCAGGATTTTCTCCTTACCGTCAATCTTGTAGCGAAGCTGCCATACCTTTTTCCCGGATACAGGGACATAAAGGTACAGGCCATTACCATCGAGAAGGCGGTATGGTTTTTCTTTCGGCTTTGCTGCTTCAATC